TAGCATCTAAGATGATAGCTACTAAGAATTGCTGTCCTGTTCCTAGGATTTTAATAGCACGTGACTTATCAGCATCTCTTCTGTGGAATACTAAATTGATTGTTTGAGTTACAAAAGAGCTACCATTAACTAGGTCAATAGTGCTATCCTCTGTGTAGTTGGATGTGTTTCGGCGTACCTCAAATGGTTGGAATGCATCTCCAGGTGAATTTAATGTGATACCTGTAATTTGCCAGGCACCTGTACCACTTACTGTAGATGGGTCAGTAGGAGTGATAAAATCTATTTCATCCTGTGTATTAATCCAAACACCATAGATACCACCAATGTTGTTCTCGCATGGTTTTACGATAGTCTCTAATGATTGACATGTAGCCATTGTGTAAAAGTATTATATAAAGGGGAGTTACCTCCCCTCTATGAGTTAATTATTATGATCCAAAAACGATATCACCTGGATTAACAAAGCTAAAACCAACTTTCATGTTAGCACGAGTACGGATAACCGGCTCAGCAACAGTATCAGCTAAGTTCACTGCACGTAAGTCAGATGGATCTCCCTCACCATCAAAGGCAAAGATTAAATTGTCTTTCAAAGTGATAACAATTTTGTTGTTACTCATTCCTGGGCAAAGAACAATTTTGATACCTAAGTAAGTTAACGCCAAATCTTGAGTGATATATGCGTTAGTGTTACCTGAAGCCACTCCTAATCGGTAGATATTTACTAATTGTGTTGGTAAATAGATACGCAAATCAGCAGTTCGGGAAGCGATAGCTGCAGGAACCAAAGCAAAAGCACCTTCAATATCAGCTAATAACTGTGCAAATGTAGGGGTTGCACCACCAGTCATAGTGTAAGGTATAATACCTGAACCAACTGCACTAAATCCTTTCTCATAACCATCACATAAAGCAAGTTGTGGGTTACCGCTTAGGGTGTTACCTTGCCATCTTAATTGCTCAATTTGTCCGTTAACAGCATTTGCCATTTCTGACCAATAGAAGTTAAAGAAGTTAGCTACAGAAAAATCACCATTAGATCCTGCTGCCATCTGTAAAGATACAAATGATTGCTCAAGGTCAAACTGACAAACCTGAGCCATAGCAGAAAGAGCACATACGTCTACTTCATGTGAGCTTAATTGGTCAGTGTTAACGTTAGGGAAGTTACATGGTGATATAGCCAATAAGTCATTACCAAAAGTAACAGTACCAATTTTAGTCTTGTACTTGATACCTGGTAGAGTACGGAAGTTATCTGTAATCTCAGTACTGCCTAAATATGCTTGAGCATAGAATGCCTCAGCGTTAGGGGTTAATTCTGCACTTGGCAGAACGTTTAAATCAAATCTTAATTTACGCATTTTATTTATTATTAAATTTTACAAAGTTACTTAGTTTTTGTTGTGCACTTAAAGTCACAGCCTCAGCCATCTCCTCATCCTCTACCTCTACAGATAGAACTTCCTCTAATTGATTTTTAAGGTCAGCAATCATAGCAAGTAAAGCATTCATTTGCTCATCCATTGCAGGCTTAACTATAGCAAGGATAGCCTCTGCATCAGCTACAGGGTCTACTGCCATTGTTGTTTCCTCTGCAGGAATTTCTGCTGTTACTTCCTCTTCGATAACAGTATCTTCTAGAGCTACTTCCTCAGAAGCCTCTACTTTCTCAACATCTTTTACTTCAACTACTTTACCATCTTTGATGATATAGATTTTTTCGTTGATGATGTGCTCGCCATCTGGCAACATTAACTCATTCATTTTTGTTTTATTTTGGGATTGTTTTTGCTCGTTTAATTTCATGCCTAAGTATCCCTCAATAGAGAAACCTATCTGCTCCTGTGCTACAAGCTCAGCATAGTACTCTTTGTCAGTTACCTGAGCAGTTACCATTAGCGTACCCTCAGGCACTTCAATGCCAAATGATGAGTATGCCTTATCCTTTTTTGGGTTGTCTACTATCCATGCCTCAAGTACATAGGCAGGAACTGTCTGAGATTGGTCATGCTCCAGGTTAAATAGGTCTCGGTTGACCATCTGCTGCATGAATTTTCCATGAATTTTCTCAATCTCCTCTTTGGTAAACTTGACATTATACTCCTCATCTGTATCCTCATCAAAGCGATAGATCTCCATAGGTATCAAAGCAGGTGCAGTTACTCTATATTTGAGCTCATCCGTAAAGAATAAAGCCTTAGCCTGAGAATTGAATGCCATCCCTTTGACCTTAATGGCAGGATTGGATGTGAATGCTATCTGTTCAATGCCTAAGTCCTGTCCGTTTTCAGCGTATTCAGGGTCAATAGTAATTTTGTAAGTAGGGATATCTTTTTTAGCCATCTACCTATATTAAAAAAAACGTATATTTGTTCAAAAAATTAACTATGATAACTATCTTAAACAGGGAAATTCCTAACCAACTTGAAGAGCTCACCATTGAGCAGTTCGAAGTCATTACTGAAATCAATAACAATCAGGAACTTGACCCCATTGATAAGCACCTCCAGGTGTTTGCTTACCTTGGCATCCCTGAGTCTGAGTTTTGGGACTATGATGTGGCTGATTTTGTAGGGATGGTCAAAGAATTTAACTCAGCAGAACGCAAAGAGTACCCGGTAGTAGAAGAGCTAGAGATTGAGGGCTACATCTACAAGGCACAAATGAAGTTAACTGTACGTGATACTAAGATGATTGAGAAAGTAGCACTAAGAAAAGAGAAAGGATATATCTCTGAGATGCTAGCCATCATGTTCAAACGTGAGGACCTTACACCCACTGAGCACTACACCGATGCACATATCAAGCAGAAAGCAAAGCTCATCCGTAAATTGAATGCTGCTATCTCCATTCCATATATGATGTTTATCGCACAGAAAATAGGACAACAAGCTAATGATCAAGCTACCGAAGCAGTGGAGCCAAGTAACGCTTGAGCAGTTCATTGAGTTTAGTCAAATAGATAGAGAACAGGGAGCCTACCACTACAACAGTGAGGCTCTCTCTATTTTATCGGATGAGCCTATTGATGTGATTGAGGACCTTGACGTGGATGAGTTAGCAGAACTTGTTAACGAGTCTAGATGGTGTACCTCTGAGCCATCCAAAAGATACAAGCATGAAGTGCTAGGGTTGACTCTTAAGCCATTCAGTAAGCTAACTTTATACGAGTACATTGACCTTGACTATTTCTTTAGCAATAACTACATCACAAATCTTGATAAGGTATGTGCTATCCTGTACCGGCAAACTAAAGTGAATGAATGGGGTGATGAAATCATGGAGCCTTATGACTTTGACTGCAACATTAGAGCTGAGAAATTTCATGACCTACCTATTACAGATGTGTATGGAATAATACATGAGTTCCTGAAGTTCAGGGATAACTTTCTTAAGACCTATGAAAACTTATTTACCGGTGATCTAGATACTCCACTCACTGATGAAGAGAAAGCTAACATGGACCCTGAGGAAATTAAAGAAATTGAGAAAGAGCAAACTCAAGTAAAGTGGTCATGGGAGCAAACCATCTATGGCTTGACTAATGGGGACATAACTAAGAGTGATAAGATAGGTGTCCTACCACTCGTTTATGTTTTCAATATCTTGTCTATGAAAAAAGAGTTAGACATCTAATGGGAACCCTGGAGTGAAGCCTGGAGGTGGGTCAACTGCCTCAAATGTGTACACAATTTTCTGCTGTTTCTCAAGCACCTCAACAGCCTCTACCAATGGATATTTTTTAGTTAACCATTCAGTGTACTGTCTATAGATTTCTGCTGTGATACCTGCAGCGTTTAGCTCCTCAGTAAATTGTGCAACGAAATCTCTAGGGGTGATCACTCCACCATTCCAAAGAAACGCACCATTGTTCAGGAATATAAAGTAGTACATTGCTACTATTTGTATCTCTAACTTTTGGAAGCCTGTTATCTTGGCATTGATACGGATACTTTCTACAAGTGTACCCTCACCATCCACAACATCATTCCTGATTATTCTTTTTAGGATTGTAGCCATTCTCCTACGTGTAGGATATAGCACATTGAACTCCCCTGTGTTTGCGTATCTAGCCATTAGTTAATTCTTTATATATTTCCATTGTATCATCTACTAGAATGATACCCTTATCAGTTTCTACATGCAGCTGAGTATCACTAATCACCTCAATAGGTCCTGTAATTGTGTACTCTATTCCGTTTATATTAATCATATATCTGTACTATTACGCGTTTATGACCAAGGTTATCAGGTGTAGTGGTTGAATTTTGAACTGCAAAAATTAAGTAGTGATTAACCGCAGGGTTAAACGAATAAAGAGATATTGCACCTTGTACTAAATCCGAACTCACGCCATTACTTGGAGAATAACAAAATAAATTAGTTCCGTCAAAATAAAAGTTTCGTTCGAATCGTTGGTGGTAATTTGTACCAGACATCCCCGAAGCTGTTGCAATTTGTGTTGCACCACTCAATGTATTTGAAGTGTTTATATAAATTCTAGCAGTTGAAGCAGTTGTACCTGCGGTTTTCGTTAGTAAATTTTTAATGTAAATTGTGTTATTACTTACCAACGTATTTGCAGGTATCAATACGGATGCACTTATTTGATTGGTATTACCTGTTAGGTTGCTACCATTGATGCTAGTTAATGTCCTTGGGTTAGTAGTTAAATCTCCACTACCTAAGATTGAGTTACCATTGATTGTCTTGATGTTAGTACCACTTACTAGCGTATCTTGCTTAGCATTCAAGGCAGTCTGTAAATCTGTTTGACTAGATAGTGTTCCTGTGATACCTCCCCAGGTTGCACTACCACCCGATGCTGCTGCTATTATCTGAGCACCTGTAATGGCTGTGTTAACAGGTAAGCCACCCACTATAGAAGTACATTCTAGCAAGTCAGTTGGCTGTAAATTTCCTGTGTGAGGTGTAAGGTTAGGCCTCCAATCTCCCCACCATTTAGGTGCACTCATACCTATATTACTTTAAGCCTCCGAAATGTTTATTGTAAAGGCACAGCACAGTTGGTCCAATCATTCACCGTTAATGTGATGTTCATGACATAGCCTGCAGCGTAGTCAAGTAGATCGTTGTTCAATGGTTGGAAGTTAGGTACACCAATCACATCAAAGCTATAGTCATTGCTATAGGTGAAGTAAACATAAAGGTCATTGAGTATCTGTTGTGTATCGCTTAGGATTGTGATGATGTTAGCTCTATCCTTTTGGATGATGTCAAAGCAGTAGATGTCAAAGTTAAACTCTGACGTGTTATCTGCAGGGTTAACAGTTACCGGCACTATAAAAATGATAGGATACTTCTCATCCTGAGTAGCGAAGTTAAATAGCTGTTCCTTAAAGTCACTACCTACTTTCTTTACTTGTAGATGGCTATTGTAGAACTGCTCAATGTGGTCGATGATTGCTTGTAGTGAGTTCATTAGAGTTCAGCGTTTTTGTTTATTTTGGTTATCTTATTCTGTACGTTTGTTATTTGTGTCTCAGATACTACAGCTGTGACGGTCATAGAGCTGTTAGATGTACCACCTCCTGCACTCATCACATTGCCTGTGTTAGCTGAGCCAAAGAGCTGAGCACCTTGAGGTACTTGCTGTGCTACATTAGCTCCTCCTCCCTCACTAGCACTAGCACCACCGCCTCCACCTCCTGAAGTTGGAGTACCACCTGAGGTAAGTATCTGCTTAGCCTTAGCAACATTGGTAGCAATCTGGATGATACCTGTAGCGAACTGAGCAATACCTGCAGCACCTGCTGTTACTCCATTCAATGGGTTAGATTGAGATGCAGCAACTAATGATGAGATTGCCTTGGCTGTATCAATACCAATCTGTATCAATGCATTAGCCTTGTTGAACTTCTCTAGTTTCTTTTGGTCCTTGATGAACGCAGCACCTACAGTATTAATTCCATTGGCTATATCGGATGCTAACTGTAGCCTTGCATCCCTTTCTTTTTTATCGCTTTCAATCCTAGCTAGAGATGCATCATTTGCTATTTTTTCTTGATCATCTTGGTACTTTTTAAGCAAAGCTGCCTTAAGTATCTCATTGTCCTCAGCTAGTTTTAACTCTGCATCATACTTAGTCTTGAGTGCCTCAAGTTTTCTTTGGTCCTCAGTGAGCTCTGCATCTGTTATTGTTTTGAATAACGCTTCCTGTTGCTTTATTTTAGCATCTGCTCTCTTCTGATTTTCTGCCTCCTCCTGTTTATTGTATAATTCGGTTAGGGTTTTCTTTTGGTCCTCAGTTAGTGTGGTATCTGCCAACGTTTGAGCTCTTAGCTTATCATACTTAGCTTTGGTCATGGCTAGCTCTTTGGCTGTTCCCTCCTCCATCATCTGTAGCTGTAAATCAGCAATGATGTCATTACCTTTCTTAAGGTTATCCTGCTCAATCTTAGCCTTATCTGTTGCTAGCTTATCGAGTTCCTGTTGCTGTTGCGTTCTGAACATCTCATTAAACTTAGCTTTCTCCTCTGCTGTTTTGTTAGCATCTGTTTTCAGGTCATTCATTAACCTTGCATACTTCTCATTTACTATAGCTACTTCCCTTGCATTAGCATCCTGTATCTGTGATAGTTCAAAGTCTCTAAGTGTCCTAGCGTTATCCAATCTATTTTTAGCTGCTTGCTTTGCTTTCTCCCTAGCTTTCTCTGCTGCTGCTGCTGCATCATCTGATGCTTTCTTATCTGCATCTTTTTGATCTTGTATCTCCTGAGCCTTGATACGTTTACGTTCATTGACTCCTGTTTGGATGATTTTACTTTCAGCCTCAATTTGCTTTCTTAACTCTTGTCGTTTCTTAGTAGCCTCTTCACCCTCCTGGTGTCTCATGGCCTCAAGGGCTTTCTTAGCTGCAGTCTTTCGCTTAATAGCCTCTTTCTCCAGTGCTCTTGATTTGTCTAACTCAAGCTGAGTGGTATCCTTACCGGATATCTTAGCCATGGCAATCTCCTGGTCATAGCTCTCACCTATTTTCTCACTACGTTTCTTTGAACTCTCTGATACTTTCTCATTGGCCTTAGCCATCTTTTCAGCGTTCTCATCTGCAGCATAGCTTGTTAAACCTAGCCAATCTCCTAAATCCTTTAAGCCCTGAATTAATGCGTTAATAGGTATCATTAAAAAGTCAAGTACTTTCTGTAGCACTCCTATCTTATGCAGGAATATCACAATGGCTGCCACAATAGCAATGATAACAGCTATCAATAAAAAGATAGGGTTGGCTAGAATGGTAGCACCTAATGAAACGAATGCACTACCAACAGTCATGATAACGGATGTGAGTGATTTGAATGCACCACCAATATCTTTAGGGTTAAGATTGCCTAGGGTTTTCTTAAATACATTAGCTTTTTCGGATGCACCCTCAAAGTCTAGGCTCATGAGGTCATTCTTAATAGAGCCAAAGCTATTAGATACTGCTTCAAACTTTGACCCAGTAGCAAATACATTGACCTGCTCATTAGCATCCTTTAATTGGTCCTTGAGTTCCCCTGCACGCTGTGCTAATCGGGTCATTGTTTCTGGATCAGTAGCATCTGCTATCTGCCCCTTAAGGTCTCTAAGTTCAGCCTTGATGGCAGCAATGCCGCCGAGCTTTAATGGTATTTCTACTTCATTCATGTTATGGCTTGTAATATCTTATCTCAATAGGTGTGTAGAATAGCAGGTTATCTGCAAAGCCTACGCCTATTTGAGTTGTGTTAATAACTATTGTATTGTTTGTGATTTGATAGAGTGCTGAGATAAGGCAATCAAAAATAGTATTGCTCACGATCACTATTATTTCACTCGGTAGGATAGTACCTATCTCCCAATTTTGAATGGTGCCTATGTAATCACCTGGGCCTACTCTAGTCCATACTATATCTCCAAAGCTAGACTCTTTGACATCTGCTGTTGGGTCAGCTGTACCTGTTTGGTTAAGCATTGCTGTGTACTTATAGTATGATGGGTCAACAGGTATCCCGTTCATTCTACCTCTTACCACGAGGTTATCAGTAACTATACCATCATCCTCAACGGAGTACCCCTCAGTGGCCACCATGACTCTGAGTCCACCCGGTACAATGTTACCCCTGTTGACTACCTCACCAACTATACCACCACCTGTGAGCACATTGCTGTTCATGCTCTTGGTCTTAACAATGGTACTGTTAGCTACCTGTTGAATACCTGAGATGTTAGGTAGTCCTACACCAGGTGTTCCGAATGGGTTAATGAATGGCATGAAGTTCACCTCACTATCTATGCTGATGAGCTCCACCTGTGTGAGCTGATTGGCATTAGCATTGTAATCAATAACCTTGTTAATGTTCCACCAACTATTGTCAATGCGTATCTTATCATTGAGCTCTAATGGTTGGATGTCAGACTCTTTAAGATTAAAGAATGCAGTCAACATCTTACCGCTATTTATCTGACCCATGGTCCGCCTCCAATACCTGTTATACAGATTGTTATCGGTTAGGCTTAATGGTTGGTAGTAGTAGAATGAACACACTGAAAAATTTAGATCCCAAGTAGGATTGAGTGGGTCATCGAAGTGACCTACATACGGGTAAGTAGTAACACCTGTCATACCCGTTGTGCCATAGTCATAGATGTGGTATGGTGAACAGGTACTCAATCCTATCTCAGCTGTACTGTCGTACATGATACGGAGGTTAGTCTTAGGTGCTTGTCCTGCAATCATTCCAACGTATGCACCGAATGGTGTACGGATGATTGGTGTAGGACCAAACAATACAGGCTTAGTGGTTACATCCTTTACATACTCATTGTCAAAGACTACCTCTGCCTGCCCGTAGATTTGATTAGTAGCATCCGTATACGTTTGGTTAGGGCTATCCTTATCAGGTGTATAGGTGAGTATTACTTTCTTACTTGTTAGCTCAGGTAGGAATGACAGTGACTGCTCTTTATCCTTGGCTAGCTTGTATGTCCAATCTACCTCTTTACCTGCATCGTAGTAATCATCCCTATGGATTAGGTTAAGTTGATTAGGCTGAGTCTTATCTACATCTGCATAGAGATTGTACATGTTGAAGATAGCCTTAACAAAGTCATTCTGCTTTATCTTTTTAGGCACGTAGTCATTCACATCAATAGTACCACCGATGGCCACAATGTTATTGGATGGGGTAATGCTGATGTCAATGCTAGTTATCACTGCCTGTATCTTAATCTGACCCGAGGCACATGCAGGACCTGAAGCTGAGCCCGTTCTCCATAGTGGAGCTTGAGCATTAGTAATAGGTGTTAATATCTTTGGCACCTTAATGGCTAGCCTACCTTGAGATAGCTGTGGTAAGTTCTGAGCAGTCAAGGCCATAGTGCATACAGCTGTTTGACTTAATACTGTAGTAGTACCATTAGGTATTGAGGTAGGAGTCTGAACTGCATAGGTAACCGTAGCACTGTTGTTCAGTGGTGCTGGGTTGGTGTATAGGTTGACAGTGTAGCACACAACACCATTCTGAGTAAGTGCTAACTGAGGTTGATAAAAATTAGGTGATGAGATACCATTCATCCCTGAGTACAATGTAACACCTGAAGAGTTGACTAGTCTAATCTCGTATTGTATCTGCACATTGTAGTCATACTGCTGTGCGTTATTTGAGCTGATGTTGAATGGGGTGCTGTACACTCCAGTAACAGGATTGTATATGTTTTGAGGGTCCTCAGTCTCAGTCCATCCTGCTATGGTTTGTAAGTTCTGAAACTCAGCTGCACCTGCAAAGAATGTACCTGTGTAAGTGTTAGGTCCTGCGTTAGCCTTGACAGTATAGTCTGCATAGTCAAAGTTATCCGTATCTCCATTGTATGGAATGACTAGCTTGTCAAACTTATCATCTACCAAGTCAGGCCAACTGTATGTAAACCCTGCACCTTGGAATATACGGTCAAAGTAAGTCTTAGCAAAGATGGCAGGCTTAAACTCCTGAGTGCTGTAGAACGCATCCCCACTACCAGGTAGAAAGTACTTGAAGCCATCCACCTCAGTGTTGGTAAATCTGTTCACCACATTGAACGCATCGTATGTATGGTTGAGGTCACTGAAATCTATATCGGTTAGCTCAAGGTTATTGATGGCTGTAAAGAAATCTGCTTTGCTTTCTTTAATCAATACCTCATACTCAACATGCTCCTCATACTGCTCAGTAATCTGTACCTTTTTAATGGCTGTGAGTTGTAGGCTAGCGTTCTCCATGACAGGTATTCCATCCTGAATAACTGAGCAGGTAGTTACTGCATTGATGTCAAACGTTCCTGCTTGGATGTTCACATCGTAGTAGTGGTTGAGCAGGTTATTGTTATTCTTACTACCTACCAATACAATGGTCTTAGAGAAGTTACCCTTTCTTTGACTTATATCTCTGATGTCTCCTACCTGAAATGTCAAAGGGAATGAAGTACCCTCCTTAACATCAAGGTATCCTGTTGCTAGTTGTATCCTAACCATTGACCATGTCGTTATTAGCTAGCTTAATAGTAATGCTTTGCTTGATTAAGTTCTTATTCCGTTGCTTGTAGTATTCATAGCTAGAGTTCACTATGTTGCAGCTGATATACTCAGTGCTCTCTGGGATGTCGCAGCTCTCATCGTAGTTGCTTATCTTGAAGTAGGTGTATGGTGAGCTGATTAACTCAGTGAAGTAGGTAGCCATCTCCTCAGTCATCCAATCAGTATTGAGGTCAATGGATTCCTCCACTGTTACATAGCTGTTGATGTACCCCCTATCTATAAGGTCATAGGTCCACTCAGTGCTAGCTATCTTACCGAGCACATCCATGTTGTACTGCTCACGCTGAACTGTACCCCTTTGGTATGCTCTACCTGTGAATGCAAAGCTACCCCATGAGCCATAGCGGTCTAGGAATATGATGCTGTACTCCTGCATCTGTGTTCTGCGATCTATGTTCACTCGGTAGGCTTGTGTTACCTGTGAGCCATTGTGCTCATAGTAGTACTCATACCACTGAGTGGTAGGCTTAATCAATGGCAGTGAGCCTGAGACTACAGTCAGTGTGCCTGCGTTGTTAGGACCTACCGCATTGCCTGTGATGTGGTCAGTGGCTCCTACACTCTTTCTCAACACATCACCCCCATCATTGGTGAATACTATCCTGTGCGTTCCTCCAGGAATAAAGCCATAGACTGCATTCATCCAAAGGTCCTGAGATAGTGTAGAGTAAAAGTTGGTAGCAGGAATGGAGGTAAGGAACTTGTCAGTGTTACTGCTCAAGTCATAGTTAGTCTCATCCCATGCAGGCCATTGAGTCCATGGCAGTGCACCATTGAATACAAAGTTATTCAGATCATCAATGATATTGTATGTGGTAGTCTTTCTCCCATCTGCATAGGTGATGGCCACATCCTTGTTTGCGTTGGTGATGGAGCTCCAAAGAAAGTTAATCACAATGTATGTACTAGTAGCAACAAGCACAGTGTACAGTCCATCGAAGTTAGCATTCACTGCACCTACTCCTGTTTGAGTTAAGACTATCTGATCACCCACCACAAATGAGTTAGTGCCATTCAGCTGTACTTTACCTGCATAGGGTGAGGTAACATACTGAGTCATGGCTGAGGTGAATGAGGTCGTAGTTAGATACTCCTCACCTACCTTAAGGTCATACTTGTAGTGGCTATTCGTTGCGTTATACACTGTGGTGTTGGTAGGGAATAGGTCATAGCTTACATAGGCTTGAAGTAGCTTAGTTAAATCTATCTCACCATACCCTGTAGAGTAAACAGGTAGCACCCTGTACTCTGCTATCTGAGTGGCTGTGCCTGACTCATACACCTCAAAGATATACTTAAACCCTGCTAGGTTTTTGTTGGTGCTGTCGTAGATATATTTGACAGGGTTGTATGCTGGAGTGAGTCGCTGAGGTGCAGCCTTTAATGTCATTGCCATACCTATATTATTCTAGGCAGGCAAAGTGTTTCTAAAACGCGTAGTAGCTATCATCCGTATAGTACTCCTGTCGGATGTGAGTAGTGGCATAACGTATGGCATCCATCGCATCATCCCACATCTTGACCGGCTCATCGGTTATCATGTCCCCTACCTTTTTCCACTTGTAGTTTTCATATTCTTTCTTGATGGCCTTATCATCCTGGCATAGGACCCCGAATGTCTTGATGTTGTCTATCCCTTTCTTGACCACCTTGTTAGCGTTCTGCACGTCATACCCTGCATTGTTCAGCTCGGCAATGATTTCAGGCCTTGCATAGTCTGCTACAATGGTCACAGTTTTCTCAACGTTAAAGCTTTGCATCTTGTCTATGAGCATTGGTGTAGTCAGGTAGCTTTCATATATCACAGGCTCAATGTAGATGTCGTTGTCACACCAATATACACGCATGAGTGCTGTGGGGTGATTGTATCCAAAGTCTAAGCCATACACATAGTTGACAAACCTAGCAGGCCTATGAGGGATGAATGACCAATTAGAGTAGATGTTACTCTTGCTGATTGCTTTCTCACCTAGGGCATAGATTTGGTATAGTGCCTCATCCGTTCTCTTAAGGTCCTCTATCTGAGCTCTGATACTCTGAGGTAGGAATGGGTTATCTTTGTACGTTGACTTTATCAGGATACTCTCCTCCGTTGGTAGCTCATACAGCCATGAGGTTGACTCACTGGGGTTGTAGTCAAAGATTAGCTTAGACTCCGTTCTCATGTTCAGCTGAGTGAAATCATCGAAGTACAGCTCATTGGCTTCATTGCACCATGCTATGTCTCTTTTCCTACCCCTTATCTTTTGCTCATCATCCACACTAAAGAACTCCACAATGGACCCATTAGGGAACGTGTAGATGTGCTCACTCTTGTTGTGGTCCTCCACTGAGTAGATGTTGAGTTCCTTGAGTATCTCAATGAAGTCTCTGAGCACTGTAGCCCTCAAAGCAGGGAATGTCTTACGGATGATAGATACTACCTTGTTATTGTTCTGCAGGCAGTAGATGATAACTAACTGACATAGGCTGTAGGTCTTAGATGAACGGGAGCCTCCCTCATTAATCACAAACCTTATATCCTGGTCATTGAGTGCTGCGTAGTTTTTCTCAAATATGACTGTGCTCTTTATCTCCATTTGCTATTTGGTATGCATTCATTAGCATAGCCATCTGCCTGCCATCGGTAGCTACTGCTCTTCTATCTATCCTTACCTGTACCCCTTTCATCCTGTAAATATAATCCTCTACCACAGCACACATGAACTCAATCTGCATCCGGTCTTACAATGGTTACCTTGATGCTGTCTATCTTTTCTCCCTTGGTGGTGGTGTCCACACGCTCGGTTAGGTTGTTCAGTCTCTGAGTAATGGATGCATTGTACTGACCGGTCATGCCTCCCTCAATTTGATCCATGCGAATTGCCTCCTCTATACGCGAGCAGATTGTGGCATATTCAGAATATCTATCTCCCTTGTTACAAAAATAATCATTCACTGTCTGCCCTTTCTCTGCAGCAAAAGTCCTGAAACCCACTTGAGTAAGTGGTCTCTCTAGTGGAATTGCTGTAGCTTCACCTGTCTTAGTAGATAAGGAATAGCTATACCTTGGGTTTTCCTTGCACCAACGTTTGTAGGCCTCAAATAGATCCCACATTGCTTCAGGTGTTTCTATGTGTTTTGGTCTCATTTATCTATTTCTTTAAGTTTACGTTGGGCCCATTCAATGCCCTCATCTCCTCCCCAGGCTAACCACATCAATCTGCCACATCCATCTCCAAGTTCTTTCTGCGAGTTCTGCCTATGACGTTCAAAGCCTGCCATGCGAGCAATGGTATCACGTGTGATATTCTCCCCATTAGCTAGCTGATTGGCTCGAGCTTTACCCACAGCTGTACCACAATCACCCCATCCATTCTCTTCAGCCCATCTGATTGCTATCTTAGCATTCTCAGTAGCTTGTTTTGGGTAATCATTGTAGCTCTCTTCAAAAGCCCTACGATAAGCTACAAGAGGTCCATCAAAAATAGACTTACATACAGCATACCTTTGAGCTTCATCTGGATACTTACCCATTGGCTCAGGGTCACTCATGCATCTTGAGATGAACTGCTCCTCAGTTTCTCTAGGCTTCGGTGTTGGCATCAGGCTCTACCCCTTTGAATTTCTTACTCTTAGGCTCAGACTCCTCAAAGATATGGCCTATACCTTTCTCAATCCAGAACTCAGCCTCATTAGCTGTCTCTTCAGCAATGGTGAAAGATACCTCTCTCCCATTTAGATATACGGTAATATACTTACCGATATACTCACTCTTTACTTTCTTTGTCATATTCGTATTGTTCTATAAATAACCATGCGTAATAAAGTACTACCCATATCCCAAAAGCTTTCATTGCCATTGCAGTGTTCTCCCTGACTAGAAAGAACGCACCTGTTAATGCAGTGAATGTAGCTAGTATGCTAATTATTTGAGATAGTCTCATACCTATATTGTAAGTTACGCAAATTTTGTTTAATTTCAGTTATCAGGTAGTGAGCTGAGGTAACCGGTATACCAAAGTACTTAGCCATGCCTCTAGCTGTAGTATATCCTTTGTCTATGTATGCCTCAAATACTATCCTATGCACGTTATCACTTATTTGTGATCTGTATATCTCAATCATCCCCTTATGAGTGCTGTATATCTTATCCTCCAATATCTTATCTCGTAGGTCCTGCTCATCATCTACCTGCTCGCTGGGCTTATATTCCATTGAAGTTATCCTATCATCCCTATGGCTCAAAGATGTGTTCCATAGTATCTGATATTTGATGGTATTGAGCAGGTAACTTTTCACCTGGTCTTCAGTATCTGCATCCTCATTAATGGTTAGCACATGCAGGTAACTGTTGTTTATTACCGTATCTGCCTCAATCTTACTCCCTAGCTTAGTTAGAAAGTACAGCGTGTAAGCCCTTACCTCATGGTAGTGGTTATTGATGTACTTGTCTAAGAGCTTTTTCATACCATACCATAAAATCTTTGTACCATACCTTTCGCCTAACCGATGCACAGAAGCATTCCCTTGGCTGTGGGCCATCATACTTGACCCGTATCTTGTAGAGCTGCACACATGAGTGCTTGGAGTACTTTACAGCATCCGATTGTGCATCAATCTTATCTACTATCTCTATGTCAGTTTGTTCAAACATAATTCTAAAATGTATGCACCCAGTGCTGCCTGACATGCTAGGATAAAATCCTGATGCCATGCCAATGTAAGCCAAAAGGCCACACACTTACTACAGCTCAATGCATCTAGTAGTTGTATGGCCCATGTGCCAGGTATAAAGGACATGTAAATCCTAGTAATAGTTGCCTGCAGTGGTTCAAAATTGCACCACCACCAAGCTATAGGTATGATAAGTAAGAGTTCCATTTGGACAAATATACTCTAAAAAAGCTATCATATATCTCAGTGGTTACATTTCTGCCCTGCATGAAGCGGTATAGCTTAGCATAGTTTACCCCCATATCCTCAGATAGATGGGTTAGTTTATATCTCTTGGATAGCTTGCCACGTATCTCTCTACGCATCCAATCAGATAGCTGTTGGTCCTCAGAAAGGTAAATCGTCAGTGCTCTCATCTGTAGTATCAAAAGTTTTTCTTAATTTATCAACAGCACTATTCTCTACCTTTGAACTCAGACTCATGGTCCATGCCTCAATAGAGTTAAAGTACTTAATGGTACCATCCTGTGCCTCCCATCTGCGGCCTCTTAGGTTATAACTAACCTCTACTACCTCACCTGTTTTAAGGTTGTTTGCTAGATCGCATTTGTCCTGGGTTAATTGGAACGTAACATACTGAGGGTACTCATCCTGTGACTTCAGGGTTACTTCTCTTTTCTTAAATTTGTCTGATACAGACGTTGTTGGGGTAACGAATACCACCTCTCCTTTGAATTTACTCATGGTTGTTTATGTATTTGATATAGTTTATTGTTGAAATCCACCCCCACACTATTGCAGGAGCTAGTAAAATTGATGCTAAAATAATCATTGTATTAAAGTTATTACGATTATTGTTCCTACTATGTACCCGAAAGATAGTGCAACTGCATTGAATATCCTCTCACTCCAATTAGTAGCCTCAATCATGTAAGCTAGGAATGGGAGCCCTAAGAATGGCCCAATAGCTGCGAAGAATATCATACCAGGTGCATTGCCTTCGGACACAAATCTAATGTAGAATGTAGAGCATATCTCTATGACTAGAGCTGATAAGAAAATAATAGGGTATCTCATTTGTCTAGGTTTACTTCGTTATCATTTAGGCTACTGATTAGGAAGTCCTGTATTTTCTCCACTATCTCATATTGTGCATCAGGTAGGTCTCCATACTTTAGCATACTACGGAGCTCTGCTTTGAGCTCCCATAGTACATTAAGCATATCCTGGCCTTTGATGGCACAGTAGTGCTCTGCCTGGTCCTCAGGGAGTAGAAATTCTAGTGTTGCTTTCATAGTTTATAGTTTTCGTTAAATCAGCCAAATGTGATTAAAAAATACCAGTTTTGGCTTAAAATAAACGTTCTTTAATCACCGGTAACTCAGGACCATATAATTGCTCAGTGAGCTCATCAGCGTATTGCCTTGCAGCATTAGCCACATACTCACATGGGTTTTTAATCAGCTCATCCCGGTAGTGTCCTGATGCAGCTAGTAGGCCTTGCATGGCAGCTATTACTGCTGCCTCAAAAAATTCTTCTCTAGTCATCTTATTTATTGTTTAATTGATTAATAACTTCGTTATAAAATTCAGTAGCTAGGATTAACCTCTCTGCCATCTGTATCTCTATCTCCTTATCTCTTGCAAAGGTAATGGATGTTATACGCTTCTCAGGTGCAATGTGCTCCACATAGTGCAGTGCTCCATTCTCATACTCCCACAATAGTTCAGGTGCAGTAGTTACCATTACATAGCACAGCTCAAATTTAGGCATGTCATATAACCACATGTAAGCCCTTCCCTGCCATTCATAGTCGGATAGGTCCTTTAGCTCGTATGTAGTAGCAGGGAATGTATCTAAGGACCACGAGGTCTTAATATCTATGATGGATGTATCAGTGATGATATCACAGCATCCGGATAACCACTCATTCTCTACCCTCTCCTCATTCTTTTTATAATCCTCTAGCCTAACCAGGTTAAGCAGATTAATACTGTCCTGTTCCTGTGCTAGTCCTTTGGTGATATACTTGCTGTTGAGCTCACTCCTGTACTCAAAGAAATCCTCTTTGGCTTTCTGGATGATATAGCTCTTAGCTGTTTGGCTCAATGCCTCCCCCTTAGTACGGGAGGAGGTCATTAATTTTCCTAATGATGATGCTCTAAATTTCATAGCTGTGCCTCCTGTTCTTTTGTTAGGTTGTACATCTCTTTAATCTGCTCAGGTGTGAACTTACCTGCTTTCACAGCACCAAGTGCCTTATCCCATCTCTCCCCATCTAATGTAGGCTTTGCCTTGGGTGCTCTAGATGCAGTCTCACCATCATCATCAATGGCCTGCAAAGATAATAAGCTAACTAATGTTCCTCTACGGTAGTAAGTTATGCAGCTAAGTAATTTCTGAGGATCTATAATAGCAGGTAATTCTAATGAACTTTCTAAACTATCTCCTGTTTCAATGTCAATTATCTCAGTGAACACTTTACCACCTCTTACGGGTTGCAATAGTAGCAATCCACAGTCTAATAGGATAGGCTCTACCGTCTCAATGATGCTGTTAATATCAGCGTATGAACGCTTGAAATGTGGGTTGGTCGCATTCTTAATGACCTTACCCATTGACTGCTTAGCTAGATGCAGTTTTTGGTAGATGTTGAGGGTAACCACCTCAGGTGCTGTTTGCTCAGCTGCTTGTTTTCTTACTGTTGCCATAATTTTAAGGTATTAAATTTCTACAAATATACAAATTAATTGCACTTATTTACAAAATCATTAAAAAATTCTACAAAATCATCAAAATTTCTAGCGATGTAATAGGTACCTCCTGCTTTTTCAATGTTCTCCTGGTATCTCTTCTGAGCCTCTGACTGCCTATCCTTACCTATCTTGACCTCAATCTTAACTGACCTACCTTTAATGGTAGCAGATATATCGGCACTCCCTGCTGTAGATGTGCCCTTAGTCCAGGTAACACCAATGACCTTGCCTGCTGTGGTCTTTTTTTCTCTTGCTGTACCCATTGTGTTAATGCGTTCAGCCTGATATCCTTGGTAGTTAATAAAATCGCAGATTGCCTTGGTCAATCCGTTTGCTGTTGAGTCTTTGTACATGGTTTTAGGTATATAGTCTTGTGGGTAATTAGGGTGAGTAATGGCATAGCGTTGAAGCTTGAGCTCATGCAGCAGTGCCTTGTATTCTTTTTTCATAGTTTAAGATTTGCTCTTTAACCAAAGCATAGAATTCTTGTTCCAATTCTCTAAGCTCATGTTTTCTTTTGTCTTTTTCTCTAATTTCTCTGTTAATTCTTTCAATATCTTGGTGTTGTTGGTATATAAATTCCGTAGCTCGATTAATTCTAGGTTGTGTTTCAACATATAATTCATCAATACTTGTGTGTTTTTGATAATCGGTTTCATATTTTAATTCAAAAGTTATAATTTTATATTGCTTAATTTTTTCTATGTCCTCGGGGCTTTTCTTATGTGTGTACCATACCTCTAAAATGCACATGATATTACCCTGATCATCTAAAAACAAGCAATCAGGTATCATTGAGTAGTTTGGTATCTCTTGTTTTATTCTATTGGCTGCCTCATGTTCCAATAATACCTCTGATGCTTCAATAATTGCATATTCTAACTCAATACATTTAGTCTCCTGCAGATAGTATTGGCAATCTTTATGAAAAGCCCTATTTGCATCAATGACTACACCTGGCATACATCTAAAATGTGCTCTTTGTTTTTCACCTTTAGCAGGATAAACTTCATATTTTTTACCACAATCTACCCAATAACATTTATCTCCTGTTTTTATTTCAGGATTATTTACATTGTATAGCTTATCATCTTTGTAGGCATATTGAATTTTTAACTCACTCATAGCTTCACATTCAATATATACTCCTGTTTATCTTTCCATGCTTTCACCTGGTATTCACCCTTGGGTAATTGCATCCATGTTTCACCAAAGGTAGGTGCAGTATCAGTGTAACCTACTACCTGAATGTAGTCGTATTGATTTAACTTTATGTATCCGTATGCATCACATTG